ACCAAACAGCATTAATAACGTTAGCATTATTGAATTTGTGAATGACATGAGTTTCTCCATCAATCGTGAAACTGAAGGTGACTTGTCCTGCACCATACCACTCATAATCAATATTGATTAGTTGTTGAGTAGTTGGTGATGCTGTGATTTGACTTGGACCAGTTCCATCTAACTTATCACCATTCCACTCTGCTCTAGGTATTCTTCTTTCGACTACAATACCAGATGTTTTACTACGAATAACGCAATAGTAAGTTCCATCTCCAGCATCCTCAAAATACGCACCGTTGTTTTCATCAAAGACACCAAATCTTCTACGCACACCTGTCACTGGTGCAGTAAGACGAATGCCAAAAGAACACTGAGATGCTCTACCTGGAATGTATGACATCACCATTTTGGTCTGTCTGATGATCTTATCACCAGCAGTGCTACCAACAGACATAGTTACGTTGGAAGTGGCAGCACTATGAGTAGCAGAAGCAGTTCCCGTAATTGCTTCATCCCAAACATCAGTTTCCTTACCATACTGGAAGGTATTAAAGAATGTTGTTTGGTATGGAGATACCTTTAATCTATTCTTAGATGAAAACTGAGGTCTCCAATCTGTTTGTTCTCCCCAGTGATCAGCAATATTTACAACTTCAAATAAGGATCTTTCTTGATTTAGAAAGTCCTGCGTATTCTTGTTCCACTGTGCCATTATTAGAATGCCCCATACTTATGAGCTGATGAATCAACGTTTAATCTATTAGATTTGGTAATATTAACCTTTGGTTTCTGTGGTGGATAGATCTGCTGAACCATCGCACCAGGATACTGTTCCTGAAGCATCCATGTCAAATCACCATGATTGGGAATTCCATCTTCAGAAATTATTTCTATACAGAAATAACTCACCATTATAGATGATATCTGCACTGTAAGTTTCTCCTACTGGTTCTGCATTTTTACCATCAGAATGCACATGAAGAGTTCCGTTGAAATCTCCAGCAATATTTACTGATTCGGATAAGAATTGTTTGTAAGACTTCATATCAGCCTCCAACAATTTGGACTTCTTCTACAACGATGTTTGCAGCACCAGCAGTAATTTTGATACATCTGTGTACATGACCTTGTTCTCCGCCAGCATAAACATAATCAGATGCAGCTGCAGATGAATCAATATCAGTAGTGATTGTATTGCTAGTGGTAGCAGTAATTACTTTACCTGAAGATGCAGCAGACTCAAACTCAATACCGATAATACCAGAATAAGGAGCGCATGTTTCAATGTAATCTCCAACACTGAACGGATGAGTATTACCAGTTAGACCAACGCCGCCATCGCCTAAAGTATATACTGCAGTTTCAGAATCAGTTGCCCTCGTAATTCCAGCTCTTCCAGGATTAGCACCTTTCAATAAAACTGATTCACCTGCTAGTAATGTGATAGCAGGACCATTATTAAATTGAACGGTAGATGCTGAAGTAGCACTCACTCTGTAAATACCAGTATTCACTCTCAGATACGATTCTCCTGCCGCAGAGATGGTGTTTGTATTTAATACGTTTAAAACGGACATTTCAATACCCCAAAAATAATTCTTTCCTATACTTTATTTAGTTTCTTTTGAGTTTTGCTTGAGAAGTTTTGCCAATTCTGATGTTGATCCAACAAACATAGTATTATTAACTGTAGTAGGACTTGATCTAGGTTTCTCATCGATATCTTTCATCTTTTTCTGAAGGTCGATCAATTTGTCAGCAACATCAGCAACATTTTTAATTAATTGTCCAGCAACCTCATATGCTCTAGGGTGATCTGAACTTCTAGCAACATCAAGAATACCGTCAATGGCTTCTTGACCTTTCATGACAAGATTGTGCAACTGTGCTCTAGTTACTTCATAATCTTGTTGTATTTCTGGTTTTTGTGATTGTGGAACTTCCTTTGGCGATTCAATAATCTCAGTTGGTTCCACATCAAAAACTTGGTCTAATCCATCATAAGTGCTCATATTGGTTCATCCTGTCCTGTGTTTGGGTTCCATTTTTGTATGTCAGTAAATTCTGAGAACACCTCATTAAATCCAAAATCATCTCCAGATTCAGCATCAATAGGATCTGGTTCAACAGTATATCTTTGAACTCTTGGTGCATTTACTTGATCCATAGATGCATATGTATCTGTAATAACTTTTCTGATTTGTGTTAGATCTCTTACTGGTCCATACACGTATGTTTTTGCAGTAAACTTTAATGTATAGATAAGAGTTCTTCTTTGGTCAATGTCTCCATCATAATCATCTCTATAAGTTACACTATCAAGATTGACAATAATATCTTTTGACTCACTAACCTCTGGAAGCATATTGATAGTTATGCTATAAGATGGTTGGAAGAATGGAAGAATTTGCTCAACAATCTGTAAAGCATCATCTTGATTTTTTGACAAAATATTCAATTCAAAATCTAAATTGTATGGAACTGGCATGAAAGATTTTTTATCATCAACTCTAACAACTTGAGTTGGTGCAACTTTTCTTGATGTATCGTATGTAATACCAGTTAATTACAAATGCAATTCTGGGAAGTGTAATCTGAATTTTTGCTTGCTGTGGATCTGGAGTTTGTCTTTAATCTTGCAAGATATTTTTCTGCAGGACCGTATGCCAAGGGAACTTTCATTACCTCAGTTTTATCATTTGAAACTCTTCTTAATTGAATATTATTAAAAAGAGTTCCAAAACCAACGATGGTTTTTTTAAATATTTCGTGATAAAAATAAGTCCCTAACATTAGAATCTGTCTCCCATATTTCCATATTCACCAAACGGATTATCTTCTGTGAAATCAACAATAAGATCTCCTTTGACTTCAAAGTATTTATTTTGTGCTCCTTCAATTTCTCCCATAGTATATGAATCTAGAATATTAATTGTTCTTGATGTTCCAGACGTTACACCAACAACCGTTTCATTATCGCTAAATTCTCCTGTCAAATTATTTAGACGTAATTTTCTAGTGGTCGGATTCCAAGAAACAACCTCACCATAAGGTCTTTCGGGTGAAGGTTCTAAAGTAAATGATGGTGCCGATGTGTATCCAGAACCAGGATTTAATGTTACACCTGTAATTTGTCCAGCATCATTTACTTGCACAACTCCAGTTGCTTGAGTTCCTCCAGCTGGAGGTGCTGAAAAAGTGATCGTTGGTGGATCTAGTGGATCGTATCCATCTCCAGTATCCCATACTGTAAATCCTAAAGTCCAATCTACGTGAGTATATGCTATTGATGCATCGTGACTTGCTCCATATACAGTTTCTCCAACTGTATAATTTCCAGTACCACCAGAAGCAAAGGTTAGATCTAATGTGTATCCATCTTCATCTTCAATTATATCCACTTCTTCAATTCCAGATTCCAAATCTTCATGACTATACTGGAATAGTTCACATTTAAGTTCCCATACATATCCTCTTCCAAGTTGATAGAATGGTTTTTCATGCTCAACAAAACTAATTTGATATAAGTCACTTGCCCATGGAGCCCAGATTAAATCTCCCTCATTAGGTCTTCCTTCAACTATCAGATTTGCACTATCATCTACTAGTTGTGTAAAACGTCTTTTAGAAATGACAAACGTAGTTTTGTCCTCAATACGAATACCAAATTTACTTAGTAAATCCCCTTGTCCTTCCCATCCATCTACAGTATTGCAATATGCTCTAACTAAATAATTACCTTCAAATTTGGACATTGTATCTTCATTGAAGAGTTGATCTTCTTTCACCAAAGATCTTGGGATATAATAAACATCTTGACCGTAGATATCTATTGATTCTGTTATCAAATCCGAAAGAAGATTTTGTTCTCCAACTGTTCCATTTAGTCTAAGTCTACAACTTGGAACTGGATCTGGACTTTGAGTGCAACTAGATTCTGTGTGATTTGACATAGGATTAACCGATTAAATCCATTGGTGGTAATTCAAAAGTGTCTCTTAGTTCTTCCTTGAGATCTTTTAATTCTTGCTTTGCTTCTTCGAGGATTTTTCTTCCATTTAAGGTAACACCACCTAACATTTGAATGCCATCATATTTGCTTAAATTTTGTCCCCACTGTTCTTTAAACAACGCAGTAGCATAATCTTTTAACCAGTGCTCATTCCAAGTCTTTGGATATAAATCTGGATCGACACCCATGATGCAATCAACAACAATATATTCACCAACACCTAGTTCTGACCAGTCAATATCTACATATAATTTATTTGTATTTGCAGTATATCTCAATCTCTTGTATAGTCTTGAATTAGTAACCCAGTCTAAGGTTTCAAGATAGTTCTGCACCATATAATAATGTAGAATTTGATTATTGGTGAATGCATAGATGTCATTCAAAAATAACTGATATTTAATATTAAATATATTACCTGGGATAGACGAAGATGCACTAACTTGAGTGAACACATTATCTACTCCCTGAACACCAGGAGGAAGTTCAACGTAAGGATTTGATTCCAACCAATCTGTTCCAGCAATAGCAGAAGAACTAGTAGCCACAGTTTTCATATTCTCTGTAACTTCTATTTTAATTAAAGATCTGTATGATCCCTCATAGTGGAATTCTTGATAGTGACTCACTGCTTCATCGATAAGATCATCAAGTTGCTCATCACAAACATTAATGTCAATAGCAGGGTATCCAAGTCTTCTTAGACACCATGCTTTAAATTCTGCTCTAGTTTCTGGTTTTGATGCTGACATTTGCTAGTTCCTCCTTACCATGCGGTTGCGTCATATGCGATTCTCTTCCAACTATTTGTAGCAATGCAAATGTAAACAT